AAAGTAGACAACAACACTGAGTATAAGAAGAGCAGCTCTTCCCCACGGGTCGAGCTGCGTTAATTAATAAATTAGTTTATTTTGTTCTTTAATAGAAATAGCTCAGTGGTAGATCATCGGCTCCTGCTGCATCCAAGAGATCATCATGCAGGATCTCATAAGATACCTCATCAGCTCCTGAAGCGTAAAAGCTTTGGAGCTGTATTTCAAGTTGCGTGTAATTGTCAAAGTCCTTGATCGTTGAATGTTCATGTGATCCCCACTCATCAAGCTCTACCCAATCAAATTGAACTGTTAACATTATAAGCACCTCCTCAATAAATTGTGATGAACAGTTCGCCTCTGATATTTACAAACCACGATTGGATGAGGCGATCTCCCAGAGAGTCGATATCATTAATCATATAATTGTCTCCGTCTGTAAAATGTACAGTTCCGGAAAGGAGTAGATTATGATTTGTATCCCATATTGTGATGTTTGCTCTGTCGAGGCTGTAGCCTCCAAGAAATTCTCTGATTGTCATTATGTAATCCTCCATAAATCAAGCTCGGATCCCTCCGGCACCATTATAATACCATACTTTGTTAGAAATTGCAACCATTTTCTTATACAATTTTATAAGAATTTTGTTGACTCCTGCACCCTCCGCTATTATAATACTTTCAGGAGGTGATAACAATGTCAGTTATCAAGGCGATTCTCATAGAGGATCCAAGCATCAGTAAAACTGTGACCATGTTCCCGGATAAATCTTGCACCTACTGGGATGTTTCCATCCGGGAGAAAACCGGAGTGTACTGGTATTATCAGATGCACTTCACCAGTATTATAGATCTGCTCTACAGAGCCGGTCAGAAAGGACAGAAAGTAAAGATCAGATATCAAGGGGAGGCGAAAGATGTTGAATTATAATTGCAACTGCTGGAGGCTGGATCAGGAGGTCAAGGGTTCCGTCAACTGGATGGGTCTGAGCAAAACAAAAAAGTGGTACAAGGTCACCACGAAAAACCATCTGGCGGATGACTTTTTCTCCGGCCTCTATTATAATGAGTATGGAACTGCTGCAGAGATGCTGGAGTACATCACAGAGTATTATGAGTCCCTCGGCTATCAGGTGGAGAACTGGAAGAAGTCTAAACGCTGTGGGTATCTGATCTCTGACTGTTATGGAGTCGTTCCCTATTCCGGTCAATGGGGATCCGGCTGGATCGTGATCACTCCCCTGACTGCCAGCACTGTCTGCTGGAATTACATTATTATAAAAGGAGGCCAGAGGCATGGCTAAAACATCACTACCCACAATAACCAATCTGCAGACTCTCCGGAGGAGGGTGGCAACAGAATCTGGTTTGAAAGAGATTCGCAGAGATTATTCCCGGCTCAGATCCGCCATGCAGAAAAGAATAAAACGGGCGCAGGCATCCGGGTATCTGGAGCATGGTGTTGATATTCCAACATTGAAAGATATAGGAGATGATTCTGCTGGACTCGCTGCTGAATATAGCAGACTGTCGAAGCTTTTGCAAAGCTCCTATGGATCAGTCAAGGGGATCAAGGAAGCAGCTCAGAAACGTGTAGAAACATTCCAGAGCCTCGGTTATGATTTCGTAACAGAGGAGAATGAGCTACAGTTCGGCAGATTTATGGGTTATATGGTTAATAAATACTCTGAGGAGACTCCGGACGGGAAAAAGTTGCTGCTGGACTCCGATGTCATTGTAGAGGGGTTCGATTATGTCGCAGAGCGGACAAAATCACAGAATCATGCGACAATCTCCCGTCTCTTCAATGATTACCTCAGACAGGAGGGACTGCTGTGAACTATCTCCCATTACCTCTGGAGAATTATTGCATGGAGCCGGACTTTGATGCCGGGATCCTGCACACATTCCCCGTGATCACACGCAGGAAAACCAAGTACGGGAAAAAGCCGGATCTGCTGGACTGTGTATGTGCTTTTGATATTGAGGCTACAAATATAGACAGCATTGAGCAGGCAGTTATGTACATCTGGCAGTTTCAGATCGAACAGGAGGTAACTGTTTTCGGCAGAACATGGGAGGAATTTCAGGATTTGATCCTGAAACTGATCAAGGCTCTCCCGGAGGGGTGCAATCTGATTGTCTATGTGCATAACTTAAGTTATGAGTTCTGTTATCTCAAGGGGATCTATGATTTTCGCCCGGAGGAGGTATTTGCAGTCCAGAGGAGAAAAGTTCTCCGCTGTGATATGTTTGACCGGATCGAGTTCCGCTGCAGCTACAAGCTGTCCAACATGAGCCTGAAGGATTTCACCCGGAGATACAAAGTAAAGCACCAGAAGCTGGGAGATTATGACTACAATATTCCTCTCTATCCATGGTCAGATATGACTATAGAGCAGCTCCGTTATTGTCAGAATGATGTCCTCGGCCTGACAGAGGCAGTCCGGACTCTCCTGATCTATGAGCAGGACAATCTGGTAACAGTTCCCCTTACCTCCACAGGATTTGTCCGGAGGGAATGTAAACAGATCATGAAAGATCATCTCGGATATAACTATGCAAAGCGTTTTTTCCGTCTCCTCGCCTCTGGTCATATATGAAAAGATGTTTCAGAGGCGGAGACACCTGTGCGAATCGCTGGTATATAGATGAGACTCTCTCAGACGTTTCAAGCTGGGATCGTTCCAGCAGCTATCCGGATGTACTTGTAAACTCCCTCTACCCGGTGACTCCCTTTGTGGAATGTACTCAGCAGATAGATGTTGCATATCTGGAAAAGCTCATATTCAAACGCAATCGAGCTATCATTTTTGAGGTGCAGCTCACAAATGTCCGGCTAAAAAATAAATATTGGGGAGATCCCTATCTCACCAAGGACAAAAGCAGGAACATCTCCCCGGATGCAGAGATCATGAATGGCAGAGTTATAAGCTGCTCCCATCTGGAGACAGTGATCACGGATGTGGACTACAGGATCATCCGGGAAACCTATGATTATGACATGAAGATTCTCACATGGTTCAAAGCCACAAAAGGGATGCTGCCTCAGTGTTTCCGGGACTATATCATCAAGCTCTATCGACTGAAAACAGAGCTGAAAGGAAAGGAGGGATCCACACCAGAAGAGACAGAATATTTTGAAAGGATGTATGCAAAAGCAAAAGCCCTTTTGAATGCTGTCTATGGTTAGGAATGACTGCAACCAGTCCGATAAAGGAAATGATTGAGTATTTGAAAGAGGATCGAGATTTTCACTATGAGGACAAACCGGAGGAGGAGCTTTTTGAGGAATGTAAAAAGAGATACTGGCTCCCTTATGAGTGGGGAATTTATACCACATCTCTCGCCCGTCTGAGATTATATGAAGGGATAAAGTTGGTATCTGCAGGTCAGAACTATATAGATGATCCGGAAAATCCTCCAACAGATCCAGATCATTCCTTTTCAGATTTCGTATACTGTGATACGGACTCAGTGAAGTATATAGGTAGAGCTGACTGGACAGCATACAACAAGCTCCGGATGGAGGACAGCATACGGAATGGAGCCTATGCCACAGATCCTGCCGGGATCACTCATTATATGGGAGTCTATGAGGAGGAGCATAAAATGGACAAGTTCCGCACCTGTGGCTCGAAAAAGTATGCATTCCTGATCGGAGATAAACTATCTGTAACTATCGCCGGAGTAGATAAAAAGCTCGGAGGCAAGGAGCTTGCATCTCATGGTGGAATAGATGCCCTGAAAGATGGATTTATTTTCCGGGATGCAGGAGGATTATGTGCAAAGTATAATGATTTCCCGGAAACGGAGAAAATAGTGGTAGATGGTCATGTATTGCCTATCATCTCAAATTGTTACCTGTGTGCATCAGAGTACACCCTCGGCACATTGGAGATATACAAGAGGATCCTTTATATGGCAAAGATTGATCTTGACAGAATAGGGAGAATTATGTATAATGAACTTGCCTCCGGTGAATTGGAGGACTAAATATTTTATTTCATGTAGGAGGATAAACACATGAAAATCCTGAGAACTGACATTGAGAACCTCGCAGAAAACAAGAAAATGCTGTACAAGCTCACGCAGGCCAGCAGCAAATCCGTGTCCAAGCTGAAAGATGAGGAGCTGGATGTTTCCCACCCTGTTGATGCCTATCTCCAGTATGAGGATGTCAACAGTAAAGGGAACCCGGTCACGCTCCTGACCATCGTCTCCGGCAGTGATGTATTCACGGCTCAGAGCCAGACTCTGCAGGAGTCCTTTTTCAAGATCGTTGATCTGATGGATGGGGATCCGTTCTCCGTGATCTTCACACAGGGGATCTCCAAGAATGGCAGGCCGTTCGTTGACTGCGAAATGGACTGCAATTGATCTCGCTTCTGTTCCCTTCTTTACTCTTCTTTCTCTCCTCTCGGAGGGGATCCCCGGACTCGCCACCCGGGGATTTTATTTTATTCACAGGAGGAATATATGAGCTATTATCTTGATTCCGGGTATGTCGATATGGATAGACTCATCCGGATGAATTATCCTTTTATCTTTCTGCTGGGAGGCCGGGGAACCGGGAAAACATACGGAGCCTGCAAGTACCTACTGGAGCATCCGGAGCAGAAATTCATGTACCTGCGGAGGATCCAGCAGGAGGCCGATGCTATAGGGAACCCGGAGTTCTCACCATTTCAGCCAGTGATCAATGACCACCCGGAGCTGCAGCCTATCACGCTGGCGAATATCCCCGGAGTGAAGAATATCAAGGGGATCTACCACGGCACTCTGAATGATGCCGGAGTCCTGATACCAGAGGGAGACACCATAGGATATGTGGGAGCCTTGAATACTATCAGCTCCATTAGAGGGTTCTCCGGGGAGCAGATCAAGCTGGTATTATATGATGAATTCATCCCGGAGAAAAATGCCCGGAAGATCAAAGCGGAGGGAGATGCTTTCCTGAACTGCTATGAGACAATCAACAGGAATCGAGAGCTGAAAGGGCAGCCTCCCCTGAAGATCATCAGCATGACAAATGCCAATAAACTGGCCTCTCCTATCTTTGTGGCTCTGGGGATCATGGAGCAGGTGGACAACATGACTCGCAAGGGAAAAGAATGCTGCTTTCTGGAGGATAGGGGCATAGCTCTGATAAAGCTCCGTAATTCTCCAATTTCTGAGAAAAAAGCGAATACAGCTTTGTATAAGGCTGCTGCATCTGAGGACTTCCGGAGGATGGCACTGGAAAACGATTTTGACACCAGCACATATATGTATGTTCACCCGGAGCCTCTGGAGGAGTATAGGATCATTGCACAGTATGAGGACATTTACATCTATCGCCACAAATCTAAGTCCTATTATTATGTATGCAGGCACTGCTCCGGGCATCCGAAAAGAGTCTATCATGATGAACTATTTTCCCGGAAAAGCATGAGGAGGGATCTATTCCTGCTGTTTGATGCGTGGCTCAAGGGAAACATCAGTTTTCAGGACTTTTACTGTAAACAGCTATTGACAGATTCCCTTTGTTAGATTATAGTTGATTATAGAGGGGAATGTAGCTCATAGGCAGCCGGACGGAATCCGGGAGCGTGGATCTTGCCGATCCGTAACACATTTCCCTCTATTATAATCAGGAATGGGGTGATCATCTTTGAGAGTTCTTGTAATCAGTAAAAGCACGTTTCAGACCGGAGTGTATGAGAATGTAACAAATATTGCCTATAATGCAGCTACATCGACATATACACTCACCTATGGGAGCGGATCCACATTCACAGCCAGCTCCAACCTCTATTATATTTCAGTGCTATGGGGATGATTGCCACTGAGCCTGTTATCCGGTCAGGTGTTATCATTTTAATATTCATCGGTTTTGATATCCTTTTTGGTCTGCTGCAGGCTCTGACCAATAGAGTATTTGAGTCCAGGCTGATGAGAACCGGATTATTTCACAAGCTGGGGGAGATCCTCGCTTATATTTTCGGAGTGGCCTGCAACATCACTCTCCCCATGATCAACATCTCGCTGCCTTTTCAGCTCTCATCCGCTATCACGATTTATATAGTAGTGATGGAGATCGGCAGCATTGTGGAAAACCTCTCCAAGCTATCCCCCCAGATGGGAAAATATCTGGGAGTTATTTTCAAGAATCTGAAGCCTCCGGACGATCTGCCGGAAGTAATTGCAGAGGAGGCGGAGGATGATGCCGGATCTCCCGGAGCTGGAACTAAATAACACAGGAATGCTGGTGGCAGTCCTTCAGGTGCTGCTCCAGTGGCACGGGTACAAAAAGATCCGGGTTTCCGGGGTATTTGACTATCCCACCTATGAAGCTCTGTATGATTTCAGACAGCAGCACTATCTTTTCGGACTGACTGTGACGGATCCGGAAACATGGAAATTACTATTTACAGAATAACAGGAGGAAATATTATGAAGACATCAGATGTTATTGCTCTGATTGGAGCAGGTTATACCAAGGCAGAGATTGAGGCAATGGAGGCACAGGATCAGATTGAGAATCCCACCCCTGCAGCTCCTGAAGCTCCGCCTGCACCTGCTGCAGCTCCTCAGGCTGTAGAGGTCCCGGCAGCAGCTCCTGCCTCAGATCCGGAACTGCTGGAGGCAATCAAAGCTCTGACTGCTGCAGTGCAGCACAACAATGTAGTTACATCCACCCAGCCGGGAGGAGTTGCTCCTCCTGATGCTCTCGCAGAAGCGGACAAGGTTCTCACCAAGTTCTGCAACACTTAATATTAAAGGAGTAGAAAATTATGCCTAATGCAATGGTAATCGAACAGGCTGCCACTCTGCTGAATGCTGTAGTCGCACAGCAGACAGGGCAGGCATCCCTTGCGAATATCGCAAACAATGATGACTTTATCTCTGTAGCTCAGACAGCTCTCCTCACTGGCAAGGATCCGGTGATCAATGCGATTTCGCAGGTATGGAAGCGCACAGTATTTGCAGTCAGAGACTACAATCAGCCTCTCGCATCTTTGGCAATCCCTATGGATCGTTATGGGAACGCACTCCGGAAGCTCACTCCGGAAGCTATGGAGATGAAAGATGATGAGGCTTTTCTGTTCCCGGCTGCCTACGATGCCAGCCAGACGGATCCCTATGGAACCGGGCAGTCCGTGGATATGTTCAAGATCAACAAGCAGAAAGTGCTGCAGACCAACTTCTACGGCAGCTCCGTGTATGAGCAGCTTTACACGATTTTCGAGCGCCAGTTTGATGTTGCGATGTCCTCGGCTGAGGAGTTCGTCAGGTTCAACAACATGATGATCACGGAGAGGCGCAACGACAGGGAGCGTTATGAGGAGGGAAAAGCCAGACTCCTCCAGCTCAACCTGATCGCCTCCATCCTCGACGAAAACAACAGTAATCGAGTGATCCATCTTCTTACCGAATACAACCAGCTTACAGGACAGAGCTTGACCAATCAGACCGTAATGACTGCAGCCAATTTTGAGGCGTTCATCCGCTGGATGTACAGCAGGATCCGGAGTCTGATTGGACTCATGCGTTCCAGCAGCAACAAGTTCCAGACTGTGCTGACAGGCCACAATGTCCTCCGCCACACGGATCCGGAGAACTGCAGAGTGGCTCTATATCGTCCGTTCATGGAGATGATCCGCTCCATGGTTCTCTCCGGCCTGTACAATGCGGACATGATGCAGCTCCCCACCTATGAGGCTATTGATTTCTGGCAGTCTATTAATACTCCTCAGAGTATCAATACCACTCCTGTTTATACGGATGCTGCCGGAGCTACAAAAACTGCAGCCGCTGCCGTGACAAATGATACTGTTATCGGCCTGATCCACGATGTGGATGCAATCGGTTATGCTATGCTGGATGATCGCGTAAACGTGTCTCCTTATAACATACTCGGTGATTATTGGAACGAGGCATACAAGGCCAGATTCATGGCAATTCAGGACATGACGGAAAAGGCTATTGTCCTCTGCCTCGACTGATATCGTTATCCTCCTGTGGGGAGAGGGGTTCTCAGGACTTTCCCCTCTCCTCTTTTAATATGATGAGGTGATTCTATGGCAACTGTTTATTTAGTTAACTTTGCAAAATCCCCCAGATCCACCAGCCAACCGAACATTTCAAACGTCACTCCATTTACCTGCAAATTTAAAATGCCGTGTTCCATCGTCAAGCCAGTTATTGAGATATCTATGCCTCCGGCAAATCAGGCTACGTGGATCACTGGTGTTAACTATGCGTATCTGCAGGAGCTGAACAGATATTATTTCATTGCTGACACAGTGATGGATGGGAATGTCATCAGATATTATCTGTCTGAGGATGTGCTGGCAACATGGAAATCACAGATCAAGGAAAGCTCCCAGTATGTTCTCCGGGCATCTGCTGACTATGATGGTTTTATTGTGGATACAAAATACCCGGTGAAAGCTGCTGCCACTACCACCTCCGGATCGCAGGCATTGAATCCTTTTATTCCCTCTGATCGTACCGGGTGCTTTGTGCTGGGAATCGTTTCTAAATGGGCGTCCATTACAGGATGCGTGGTTTACTATGCTATGTCCATGACTGCAATGGGTGAGTTCATGACTGCCATGTTTAACCTGCCTACGCAGTGGGGATCAGGTGGTGCAGATCTGGCAGACGGACTCAAGAAAGCAATCACTGATCCGATGCAGTATGTTGTTTCTGCTATGTGGTTCCCGTTCACTGTTACAGATCTCCTGAACCGGGGTATGCTGTATGCCGGAATGTCCTCCATTCCTGTGGGATACGATAATATCACCATTAATGATCTGGCATATCCTTTCATGAATGATACAAATGTCCAGTACACGGGGAAAATAGATGTGCAGACACCTCGACACCCTCTGGAGCTGTCCAGAGGCAACTATATGAATTATTCCCCATTCTCCAGATATTATCTCTCTTTCTATCCTTTCTGTGATCTGATCGAGCTTGACAGCACTCTCCTGAAGTCCACCACATATCTGGTATATCATGTGGATATGAGGACAGGCATAGGAGTACTTTCCGTCTCCGGGGATTTTACCGGATCATCCTATTCTGATTTCAGAACATCAGCACCACAGAGAGTGGTGGAGTCCCAGATAGGAGTTCAGATTCCTCTGGCAACAATTCACACTACTGTGGAGCATGATCTGGGTGCTATTATGATGAATGCTGTAGCTGCTGCAGGTTCCTATTTCGGAGGATTTGCTCAGATGGGGAACAGGATAGCTGCTACCATTAATAATGTGCTGGGAGATGATCTCCTGCCGGATGGCAGTAAAGCCAGATCATCCGGGGGAGGCTCCAGATCAGGAGGCACTCACTCCGGAAAAGAATTTGAGCCTATAGAGTCAATCTCTCTGCCGGATTTGTCTAATATCGCCTCCCAGACTCTTGCAATGTCCTCCACCTGTGAGGCGCTCGGATCTCAGGGAACTATGTCCCTGTTTGAAAGAATGCCTATCATGATCTGGGGCGAGTTCTTTAATCCGGCACCTGATAATCTGGCTCTGTTCGGCAGGCCACTCTGCCAGACCAGAGTTCTCAATACTCTGACCGGGGGATATGTGATCTGTGATAATCCGAAAATTGCACTGCAAGGCGCTTTACTGCCGGAGGTGACTGCTGTTCAGAACATGATGCAGTCCGGCTTTTATCTGGAGTAAATCATGGCATGGCATTATATAGACACCAACCAGCAGGTGTGGACTCACTCAGCTCCCTCCAGTAATCAGCAGCAGATTGATAATGCCTCAGAGATGTGGGCATATTTCCGAAACAAGGGGTATTCTGAGCAGGCCACCGCTGCCCTGATTGGAAATGCGCAGCATGAGTCAGCACTGAACCCTGCACAGTGGCAGTATGGCACCCCAATAGGAAACACTGGCCCGGGAGCCTATGGCCTTTTCCAGTGGGATCCTGCCCGGAGATACTGGCAAACATATTGCCAGCATTACGGATATGACCGGACAAATGGTTATTACCAGTGCGAGTGGGTGGAGACTCAAACAATCGGAGGTCTGGAAGGAAACCAGTGGAACGGAGTGGTGGCTCCTACAAGCTGGGATGCTTTCAAAGTATCTACAGCCTCCCCATCAGATCTGGCCTATGCTTTCTGCCGGAACTGGGAAAGAGGAAACTGGGTGCAGGAACGTGCTACAAATGCGGACTACTGGTATCAGTATTTCACAGGCACCACTCCACCACCTCCCACTCCTGACCCCGGAGATGCCTCATACGCTGCATGGTTCGGAGTATTCCATGTTCTCCTGAAAAGGAAAAAAGCCGGGTATATTAAAAGACGAAAACAGAGGTGATCCATAAATATGAATATGCCGATTCCCTTTAATATCGAAAATCTTGTAAAATCCTCAGTCTCTCCCTCCGGGGTTAGATATGGGAATAATGCAGCTTTCAGTTTCTACTGTCGCTATCTCTGGCAGAAGCTGGTGAACATATTCACCTATGATCTCCCGGCGGACTGGTCAGTGGATATGGTGCAGGCTGCCCTGTTCGGAAATGGCTGCTGTGCTGTGTTTCCTACCTCGCAGTATGGTGTTCTTGCATCATGGGCGACTCCCGGAGGCTATAATGTAAACTATGAGCCTAAATTCTGCGTGATTGCAAATCCTCTCCTGCCTACCCTGACCGGGAAGCGGATGACCATAGGAGTGGACTGTGCAGCCATTCATATCACTCCGGACTGGACTGGTGTAACGGATCTGATTGCCACCTATGCCGTCAAGCTGGCACTGGCGATGCAGGCCATCGATGTGAACCTGATCAACAGCAAAATTGCTTATGTGTTCGGAGCGAAAACTGAGGCTCAGGCTACATCATTCAAGGCCATGATGGACAGGATCAACACAGGAGAGCCTGCTGTGGTTATAGATAAATCCCTGTTCAATGATGACGGATCTGCGAACTGGAACCTGTTCCAGCAGAACCTGAGACAGACATATCTGGTCTCTGATCTGCTGTCAGATCTCAAAAAGATTGAGGATGAGTTCGACAGCAAAGTGGGGATACCCAATGCAAACACAGATAAACGTGAGAGACTCATCACGGATGAGGTGAACGCAAACAATGCAGAGACATCCATCATAGCTGCAGGATGGTTGGATCACATCCACGCTGGACTCGATCAGGTGAAAACTATGTATGGACTTGATATCAAAATAGACTGGAGGTATAAACAAAATGATGCCCTCTATACTGCAGACACCAAACAGGGCAATGCTCTCGATAATCGGGCTGTATAACTGGGATGATAAAATCTTTGATCTCCTGCACCTCCCGGACGGAGTGGATCCGGAGCAGGTGAAGCTCAACATTCTGTTTGAATGCGGATCCCTCTCTATGCTGTACCCTGATTGGGATTTTGTATACCATGCTATTGATTACTGGTCAAAGAAGGAGCTGCCAACATGGAAGAGAGTCTATCAGCTTACCCAGTTAGAGTATAATCCCATTGAGAACTATGATCGATTTGAGGATGAAATGGAGGCAGAAAACACTGCTGAAAATCGCCTCAGATCGACTCAGGAGAGCAGAACAAACAGCAGCACATCAGAGGCCAGCCGGATGTCTGAGGATCACGCAGGCACGAAACAGGCAAGCCTTGATCAAAATAACAGCGTTAATCAGGTGGCAGGTTTTAATACAAACGATCTTGCCACACAGTCAGGGACAGCAGGAAATACACAAAGCTCCAGCAGCTCAGAAGGTGACTCACTCCATAACGATAGCGAAAAACATACTGACTCAGGAGAGGATTCCACCACTGGCAACGAATCAAACAAGGCGGATCTGAACCGGAACCGGACAAGATCCAGCCGGATCCACGGGAATATTGGTGTCAGCACTCCGGCAGATATGATGGAAAAAGAACTGAGCATATATCCGGAAATCAATATTGTGGATTATATCGTGAACTCTTTTAAACGCAGGTTCTGCGTTCTGGTCTATTGAGGAGGTGCCTATGTATCAATACCCTTACGGAGACTCCCAGCAGCTTAATCTGGACTGGCTTCTAAATGCGTGGAGGACTTTCCAGAGCCAGATCTGTGATATGATAGCTCCCACCTATAGCAACTCTGCAGTTTATGCCGTGGGCGCTGTTGTGATCTATAATATGCAGCTCTGGAGATGCACGGAGGCAATCCAGACTGCTGAAGAATTTAATGTGCAGCACTGGGAGGAGATCTCAGTGGCTAAACTCATGGAGGTGTAATCATGGCATATTTGTATCCTTACGGAGACACCCAGCAGCTTAATCTGTCGTGGTTCCTTGCTAAGTTCAAGGAGCTGTATGAGTATATATTAAATCTGGATCCTGATGATATCGCCATCTCTGCAGTTCTTTCCAGATTTACAAATGAATATGACAGCAGCATAAACTATATACCCGGAGATTATGCAATTCATGAGGGGTATATCTACAAAGCAAATCAAACAACAACTGGAGAATTTGATCCGGAGGCATGGGATGCAGCTCTCCCGGTCAATGATATTCAGGGACTCCGGATCCTGCTGGGTGGACTGTCTACAGATCTCAATGAGCTGCAGGACTCTATAACTGCAGATAATGCTTGGAATAATTTTCTATCACCTCTGTTTGATGGAAATACTAATTTCTTCAATTCTTCAGAAAGCACAAACGGATATTATATAAATAGTGCAGGTGCGGAAGTTGCCAGATCAGGACTAAATATAACTGGTTACATACCAACTACTCCAAAAGCAATTATTCTAATGAATTATTGCTTGGGATCTTCTAATTACTGTTATGCGTTTTATGATAAAAATAAAAAGTTTTTATCCGCTGTTCCTGTTAATGCCAGCAACGATTATATAACAACTCCAGATAATGCTTTTTATTTCAGAACATCTTATACAGATTCTGTAGCTCCTACCACCATTTATGTAATAACTGAGGATAAGTTTAAAACAAACTATCTTAAAAAGTATTATTTGCAGCCGGAGGGGAGAACTATCAATGGAAAGAAATATGCAGCTTTTCCAGATATGCAAAACTTCAACGGAAAACAAATAATTGCTGTTCGTGTAGCAAACGCACATTTACCCACACTCGGAGACGAGGGTGAAATAGTTCTTTTTGAAATTGAACATAATGAAGTAAAACAAATAAAGACGTTTAATAATAGTGATTTTGGATCAAGCTATGACTTGCGTGATCCATCATTAACTCTCATAAATAACGGAAAAAATTTACTTCTGTCAATGTTTACCACAAATCCTGCAGATACTGCCACACATGAGAATATAATTGCTGTTCTGGATGCTGACTATAACATTCTAAATTATCTGAAAATCCCCAATTTAGAGGGAGTTATATGGAATAAGGCATTAATAACTCCATCTGGTAAATTGTTGATCGGTGCATATAGTGAGACTGCTATTTATGTGTGTACCAGCAATGAGGTGTTTGATGGGTTAAGTGTTTCATCTCTTACATTCATACAAACTGTTATACAGCAGACAACAGTGTTGAATGAACTGTCATTTGCTTATGTAGGAAAATATCTTGTATGTGTCGCACGCAGAACAGTAAGCGGTGCAATGATAAAGAAAACAGAAAATCTGGAGGGAACAAGCGGATGGAATAATGCTATTTCATTAGGGCATGGATTACACGCACCCAAAATTATAAAATTTGCAGATTCTATCTATTTTCTTGTGGCAGGTGCATATAGATATAATGCATCAAGTACAACACGACAACCAGCAATTTTCCTTGTAAATGCCGAAACAAATGAACTTGTAGATTATAAAATCCTAAACAACTCAGACACATACGGATCATATATAGGCATCGAACAAATAAGTGATTATGACTATATTGTGGCATATTATGAGGATACTAACGGCCGACTCACAACTGAGCTTGTTATACAGGAAATAAATATTCTTGAGCTATTCCCCATTATCGGAAAGATCCTGACCGAACACAAAATAACAGAAATTTCCGATGGCGGTACAGGTGCAACAACAGCACTTTCTGCAAAACAGAATCTTGGTCTGGGTATGATGAACTCTGATATATTGCAAATAGACAGAGAAACAGATACAACAATAAATATTGCAAGCAATGCAAGAGGAATATTAATTATAATCGGCAGTGTTCCTGACATTATTTCACTGTCTACGACAAGCGCAGGTGTTGTACAGTACAAATCATTACTTGAACCAACAGAATTTACCTATAGCACAGCAACTGGTCAGTTTATTGTAACAAATAGCACTACAGCCAATTTTATATGTGCTTGGATAGATTTCAACAACAGAGTATATAGTAAACAAGTTTAAAATGTGTAGCTTTTCTGATCTTAGAACTAATAAGTAATCTGTAAAGTAAAACTATTGAACTTAGAGCAAACTAAATAAATAATTAACGCAGCTCGACCCGTGGGGAAGAGCTGCTCTTCTTATACTCAGTGTTGTTGTCTACTTT